AAACTATCATCACCCATCTCATTGACGTGTATGACATTTCTTACACTTGCACCTGCACCAACCCAAACTAATTCACCTGTGGTGTTTGCTGCAAGAATACTTTTAGCAATACCAACTGTACCTGATGAGTCAAGAAAGGTACCACCTATTTGTACTAAACCATTAGCAGTATCGCCAGGTGCTCTTGCTACTTGAAGAAGATATTCAGGAAGTGTGCTACCTATACCTACACGTTTATTTGTGGGGTCATAAACAAAGTTGTCAGCACCTTGAAATTTACCGTTTGATGCTTTCTTGAATTGTATTGAATTATTAGCATCAGAAGCAAGTGTATAGATTTCTGCTTGAGTAGACCACGATGCACCTGTTCCTGACCCTGTTGATATAATTACCTGTCCGTCTGTACCTGCTCCCCCTGCATTATCCTTTATCTTACCACCAAACTTTGCATCACCAACCACATCTAGATTATCTGTTGGTTGTGTGCTTCCAATACCAACCTGTCCAGCTGCTATGATACCATCAAAATTAGCAGTTGTTGCTACATCCAGACCATATTTGGCATTGGTTTTACCAATACCAGTCTTATTATTATCAGCATCAACTACCAGAGCGTCATCACCGACCTCTAGTCCTTTTTCGACAGCAAACTTCTTATTTACTGATGCCATTTACCAGTGCACTCCTAAGTATTTGTATTTATCAACTGATACGCATGATATAAGCGATTGCATAATATGGAGGTAGGTTAGCGTTAGTTGTGCTTGCTGCACCCACTGGATTTGCAGCAGTCATTGACAAACTTCCACTTTGTCCAATCTGGTCACCTGCTGTGTTACCAGGTGCTGCATTGTTTGCAGCGTAGTCAATAGTTGCTGTAGCATCTAGAACAAAACCACCTGATGCATTAGCAATAACAGTTCCACTGGTCTGAGTAGAATATCTGACTGGATGACCGTGGTTACCACCTGTTGCAGTGTGAGTGTGCTCTGGTACGATAGCATGAGTGCTACCACCAGTTGCACCAGATGAATAATCATTTCCTCGACCAACAATAAATCTGTCAACCAAGTTTGGCGTTCCATTACTTCCATTACAGAGAGCCCAGTTAGTTGGTATATCACCATCAGTTCCAGACCACATTATAATACCACCAATAGGTATCACACCATTTCCAACAAAAGCTGTTGCAGTGCAGACACCTGCTACCTGTGCATCATTTGTTGACTTCAAGTGCTCTGCTTGTACCTGTCCTGATGCTACAACATCAGTGGCATTCACATTATTTGTCGCTGTGACGTTTGCAGTTGCAATTATGTTAGCCCCCGTTACGTCTCCACTTGCAGTGATTGCATCGTCAGCAACAATATCATCAGTGGAATGAAGGTGCTCTGCTGTTGTTATACCAGTAACAGTAAGATTACGTCCTATCGTAGCATCAACACCAACAGACGCATTATTATCGACAGCGAATGTGTGAGCTGTCAATGTTGATCCAGCAAAGGTGAGTGAGGAACTATCCTGTAATTCACCACTTGTGCCTATAGTAACAACTCTTCCTACAGTAAGATCATCAACCTTTATACTACCAACACTTACATTACCAGTGACTGTCATTGCCTCACCAGTGTCAGCAATAGTTTGACCTATCGCTACTCTGTCAAAGGCATAGTGCTCAGTTCCATTCTCAACTGATACAGGTCCAAAACGTTGCCATTTCTCTGTGCCCTGATCAGATGTCTGAACCCAACCGATGTAACCACCACGATTGACAGTGGTTGCAAATAATATGTTATCACCTGTTTGTGATGATGGAGGTTCAGTCTCCTGTATACCAACAAATACTTGCTTACCTAATCCACCAGTTCTATTACCTCTTAGTTTCAGGTCTATAATGTCTGTGTTAGCATTACTGTAGAGGTTTTGATTTATAGTCAGGTTATCAAACGACGCAACAGTTGGTAATTGTGCTGTTGGTGCCGACACCGAAGTTGTATCAAATTCATCAATAGTTGATACCTCTTCACCTGTCAAAGCATCTATCTTCTTACGTCCTATAAAGAACTCACCCTTATCATTCATGGCAGTGTATACCACCAATCCACCACGAGTTTGTTCTGATTGTGCTAATATCTGCTCATTATTATCAAGAACTCTGTCTTGAACCTGTGGCATCGCAGTTGAATAGTTACCTGGTCCAAAACCAACATATTCAAATGTATGACCTGATGCACGTATCAGTGAGTTTCTTCTTGTTTCTACAGGTATTATCTTTATCTTACGTGCTGCTACATTCTTCTCATGACTGGTAGCATTTGTTCCTAATGCACCTCTTAGGATGCTAGTCTTATTTTTATTAGTAATTCTTACTATCTCATCTTCTATCTGAAGATAATCACCTCTTCTTAGCATTGCTGTATCTGCTAAGTTTATTGATGATGATGTAGATGTAAGAGCACTATTCAAGGTGGTGGTTTTACCACCGTATATTGGCATGGTTTGATTGAAACCTGTTGCACTTATACCTGAACCATGTGCTACACCTGAACCTGAGAATGCAGGTTGTGATGCAGTCTTACCTATGTTTACTTTTAGAGATGAACCATATCCAACTCTATCAGTAACAGTGTGAGTACCATTGTAGATTGTATTGGCATTTGCTATTACAATCTCATCACCTCTCCTGAGACCTAAGTCAGAATGTAGTGTGACAGTTGCGATACCACTCAACCTATCATGTTGAATATTGTTTATCGCTGTTGCTATACCAACATGATATGCAAATCCTTCTGCAGCAGAGAAAGAATCGGCTGCGACAGTATTGAAGGCAATTTTTTTAGAGTTCTCAATGTTTATTATACGATGCAGACCATTGTAAGTATTACTTCCAACACCAACAACTTGAATAACATCACCTTGAGCGTTGTTGATAGTATCAACGGTGACTGTACAATTAGTTGTAGCTCCTGATGGTCTAAAAGGAACTCCACTTATAATACAAACATCATTTGGTTCATATCCTGAACCATAGTTATTGAGTTCAGCACTTGTTATTGTACCACTTGCTCCAACTGTTACATCTACTGTAGCGTTGAATCCAGTTCCACCTGTCAAAGGTATGTTATAATAGAACTCAGCATTTCCACTACTGGTACCATAACCAGCACCACCAGTCACATTCTTGATAGAGGTGATAGCATTGAACCCATGATCTCTATCAGTGTCTATTGTGGTGTCACCAGCAGAGTGTGATCCACCAGTTATACCTATTCCAATATGACTTTCTTGAACAAAATTATGTATTAATTCTTTCGTTACACTTTTCTTTGGATCATTGGTAACTACTTGTCCAATCTTCTCTCTAAGAGCATGTGATACTGCTGCTTCAGGATCATCATTTTGATTATCAGGATCAGATAATGGTCTTAGATTGTTTATATTCTGTGCAAAGTAATTCTGAGTAGTGGAGAATGGAGATACACTAGGTTGTGCGATATAACCTAAGACAGTTAGATCGTATATACCATCCTGTATATCCTTTTTGAACTCTTGTACTTCTTCGTTATTGAATATTTGATAAGACTTGTTATATTCTCTTTTGGTAAAGAAAGGTGCGAAAGTCCTACCTGAACCAACTACCGATTGATCATGTCTAGTATATGGTACATTTGTTGTTATAGTGCTAATACCGCCAGGATTAGTATTCAACCCAACACTAAATGATGTCTCACTATTAACTGAAGTGACTTCAAATAATCCATTGAATCCTGAATTATCTACACCATTACTATTATTACCACTTCTTAGTCTGTTTATCTCCACTATATTACCAACACCCAACCTATGTGGGGTTTGAGATGTGATAATACCCGCATTGGAACTGGAACTCCATGATGCATCTACGATTGCATTCTGTGTTCTTAGATTTGATACTGATGTTATATCAGTATTATCATTTCTATAATAGGTGTCATCAATGAATGTTGCTGACTCCTGTATTGTGAATCCATTTGTAGGTGCAGCAGCGTTTGTTGAATCGTCAGGCACAACAAATCTGATACGATATATTTTCTCTAAATCTTTTCTAGTGTCAGGTTTTCTTACAATAAATGTATTGTTTGTATTGACAGAAACTGATCCTTGGTTTGTAACTATGGCAGCACGTAATGAGTTCGCAGCACCAACGTTGACATACCATCCATCAGTGGTATCATATTGTATTGGATGACCTGGTTCACCTGGTTCTTTACCATCAACAGTTGATACTACTCTTATCTTACCACCCAAGTTGTTTATACCAGACAAGGCACTACCTGCAGTAGCATTGTTGAATGTGGTTGCAACTTTTATCTGATTGTCTAAGAGACCAGATGTGATAGCAAAATAATCTCTATCACTTTCAATATTATCTGGTAGTGATCCTGAATCAGAGTAGAATCTTATCTTCTCACCAGTATTGAACTTATGTGTATCTTCTAGAGTTATAATATTACTGGTAATTGCGTTAGCACCAGCAGATTTTGCTACTATGACTTCTTTCTTACCTGATGCCCATGTGTCAGTGTCCGCCAAAGGACCTGGCATAAGTATGTCAGCACCGTAAGTTATGTTTTGTATTGAACAGAATAATTTATCATTTATCTTATTACCGACAGTAAAACCACTGGCAGTCTTTACTGGGACTGTATCCTTGACTTTGAAATCAGTTAGGAATAGTTTAGTGTCTGTTGATAAACCAATAGTTGCCTGAACATCAATAGAAATCCAGTTTACATCTTCCTCTTTACTAAAATCTTTTTTAGGTGGTACTATACTGGTAATATATGCCTTATCATCTTTGATAAACGCTGCTGGTTTGAAACCATCTGCTTCTAACGCAGTATGTCCAAAGTTAGAGTTAGAGTTTGTGAGTGATATATCACCACCAGATTCAGTAACAAATTGTTTTGCATAACCTACAGCAAAACATGATACAATTTGTAGAACTGCTTCTCTAGTTACCTTGATATGGAAATTCTCATAATCAGGTTTGAATATAGCAAGACCATCAGTGTGTAATGTTACCGATGTACCAAGAGTTGCTTGGTCTTGCCATGTACCAGAAGTCTTATTATACTTTACAAATGCATTATCATCCTTTTGTAGACCAATACCTGTGAACTGAGCAGCAACCATAGATTTGAATCCAGTCGCTTTACTACCATCAGCAAGCATACCACACATACCAAACACTGAACGTAGTGAACAGTTGAATACATATGGAGATGCAGAAGTCACACTATCACTCTCTACTATAACTGTAGGTGCTAGACCTGTGAGTGACGGTGTTGCTGTAGATGGTGGTGCTACAGGCACTGTGAATGTAAATGATGTAGAACTCAATACCTGTGCTACTACATGACTACCATCATAGTCAGCATTATTTACACCGTTTACAATGACAGGAGTATCAACGTTTAGATTATGATCAGTCTTTGTAATAACAGTAACAACAGTGGTAGCAGTCGATGCCGATGGATCTGTACCTGAATATATGTCGTCTATCTCAAGATCACCAAGTCTTGATACAGCACCAACAATTCTAGATTCATCAACAGTCTTCTGGAAATCTTTATTCGCTGGATAGTTTGGTAGTGCTCTACCACTATTAGTACCATAAGCAAGAGTCAACTTAGCATAATACATGTCTAAGTCAGTATTACCTTTGCCAGCTACAGTATTATTTCCGTCAGCAAATTCAAAACAAGTTAGTTTATGATGAGAATAGTTTGGAGCATATACATTACTCGTATAGTCTCTGAATATTCTATCAGCAGGGTCACCATCAAATATACTAAAGTTGAAGAAGAAGCAACCACCAGTTACTCTGAATATAGCAGACCTATCTATCGCATCATTATCTGGTTGTGGAACATATTTGGGTTTTATCTTTGTTTTTCTGAGGTCTGTACCAATAATAGATGTACCTCTTGGTAATATTACACCACCATGTATAGAGTTGAAGTGATATAATACGTTATCTGGGTCTTGTATATCAAACTTTGTACCTATCGATAATTCACTTATTGACGCTGCTGTACCATTTACATCAGTTATATTACCAGAATCGTCAATCTGAAAACCAGGTCTATTGTCAATATAGTGCACACCTGGTGACACCATGATTGAGGTCTTGTCAAACTTATCGTTATCCTTACCTAACTGATATGAGAATCTAGCAGATTCTATCAGTGCTCTTTGTATTGTTTTGAACGGGCGAGTTCTGGAATTACCAGTATTGCTTACGTCATCCGTTGCATCAAGTTCTTCTGGGTTTACGTATATGACGTTCCCTTGTACATTCTTTAGAAAATTTTCAAGTCTACTAAGTGGCATTACCTATGAATCCTGACACCATTCCTTCAACTTATTTATACTACTCAGATTCGAGGTATTTTCTGCACCAATGGAAGGAGGTCAGATTCAACCTTATCTACAATTTTATCAAGTATATCAATATCTATACCCATGAATGGTGGAGTAACCCCCAACAATCGTAATAAACCATCAACAAATAGTGCTAGAGTAGTAAAACCAAGTATCATACTTATTACAGTTGCATCTCTATTATGTTTACGCATTGATTCCTCATCAATACGTCTTGCTTCATCTACTGCCTGTTTTATCAACTTATCTACTTCCTGTTTGGTATAGAATTGACCTACAACAGGAACATCATGAAATTTGATATCAGATAGAGGAAATCTAGACATATACAACTTTGATTTCACTATCTATCTCTTCTGCCACTTTAGCAACCTCTAATACTCTCATAAACTGATCAACTGAATCGCATTCTATCTTTTTGATTTCTGCATCTGATCCATATAATCTGAACCATCTACCAGTCATCGAAATTTCAAGACGGTCTACAAACTGATCAGTGAACATTTGATTTTTAGTAACTTTACCTATGATAGCACACCTGTGCTCAAAGTCAAATATCAGTCGTGCGGAAATGTTCATGGTCATCATTTTCTGATAAAGGTTTTGCATGCACATGATAGTATGCATTGATAGGTCCACCTGCACCATTTCTAATTACAATTTTTGCTCCATATGGTATTGAGTCAACAAATAACTCTTGAGATACACCAATAGGAGTGAGTTGTACACAGATACTTTCAGGATCTATTTTTCCCACCATGTAATCTGGTAACTCGATGATACCATCGACTCTTACAATTCCACAAGTTTCCATAGTTTTATTTTAAGTATAGCACACTATCTAGAGTATGCAGGGTCATTGTATTTTGGATCTGGATAATCTTCCCAAGTTTGTCCTTCATACTCTACCACAAGTGGGTTCACATCCTTCCTCTCACCATAAACATGATAGAAACAATCAGTCACACCCTCTAGAGTTATCTTACTATCATCCCATTCCTTTACCACTATGTTCTGTGATGTTCCCACTGATTGTGTTTGAACCGTGATAGTGTCAATTACTACAAGATCCTTCCAGTAGTCTGGTAATATAATCTCGTTATCTTGAGTTCTACCTCTAAAATATACACCAACCTCAGGTCCCTCAATACAAGCGTATCTTAGTCTATGTCCTTCACCCTTGGTAGGATGAACCATGTCGAATGGTTTGGGTAAACTGTCAGCAGTTGCGAATCTAGAAGCGAGTCTCCCTTTATTACCACAGTCCACATCACCCGTGACATATACATCACCATCAATATACACTGTATTTACTGCCTTTTCACCTTTGATATTAACATCACCCTCTATATCTACTGCTCTACCATCTGTATTAGGTTTGAAATCTCCTAGTGCTGTTCCTACATTGAGCACCCCTGCTGCATTTGTTGAGTGTCCACCAATAAATGTCGGACCTGTAACTGCCAGAGTCCCATCGTAAGGTTTATCTCCATTCAAGGTGTCAACAGCTCTATCTAACTTTGGAATCTCTTGTCCAATGTAGATTTTTCCACTGTCTAGGTCACGTATACCTGCCATTATCCTTTTAGTGTTGCTATTTGATCATTTATGTAATCAAGAAGTGGTGCAGGGCACAACTTAGTAACTGGTTCATGTAATCTAATACATTGACCAATCAATATCTGCCATCCCTCAGAATGTGAAACGATTCTCTCTTTGGCATCTATAGTTATATTATCTGATGTTATAATAGTATTATTACCTGCTCTGAGTTTGATATCATGCTCTGCCATGATGGTGACACCATCTTCACTTGCATGATCTGACTGTATTTCTATTAGATCTGCCTTGAGTATCAACTTATTCTTTGCTCTGATGGTAATATCACCCTCTGAGTTTATTGTTAGAGGTGCATCATCACAAACCTGCATGATCGAAGATCCTTTAGTTTGATTTACACCCTGACTTTCACTAGAAGATAATTCAAAACCACCGTCTCTGAAGAGTCTTAGTTTTTGACTATCACCACCATAAAGACCAACATCTCTGGGTCTCTGTGCATCCTTTGCCTTTTCATCACCGAAGGTTAGATGACCACACTCAGAGTGTTGAATGGTTATCGGGGGAACTTTAGTTTTGTTTTCTGTTTCTTCTGCCATTAATAGAACCTAGGACAACTAATTACTCTTACCAATTGTGCATCAGGCACAACAGGATCAGTGTATTCTTCACGTTTGACAAACTTAGTTATAGCAAGTAACTTAGCACCCACTCCTGTATTTGTCTGCACTGTAAGTGCAGGTATCTTTGTGAGTCCTTGATCTATCTTACCATTAGCACCCACTATCCTACCATTTTCTATGATAGGTGTCAATGATTGTCCACTGTCGCTAACAATCAAATCTCCTTCTTCATAACCTGTGCCAGTTGATATAATATTAATATCAACAACCTCACCTATTACATCAACACCAGACGCATCGGCAGTTCCCTCAGACAAGTAACCACCACCAGTCTCAAGCATACCTACATTTATCATTTTATCTCCATCCATAATTGCAATACCCGCAGATCCCCTACCATTATTACAGTCATCAATGAATGTTACATATGGTTTATCAGTATATCCAAAACCAAAATCAGTCATGTTTACACCGATAATGTTACCTGTCTCATTGATTACAGCGTCAGCAGCAGCACCAAAACCACCTCCACCAAATATCTCAATACGTGGAGGTCCACATGATTTATCTTTATCTGGACTACATCCACCTACCAATCCTTCAAGAGGTGATGATCCAGCAAAATCTCCTACATTAGGACCTATTTGACTAACCTGTGGGAATGATAGACCTGCTAAATCAGTCAACTTACCAACCAAACCACTACCACTCAATGTTGTGAACTTATTCAACATATTATTGAAATTCAACATCTTCTTAGGATCAGGACCAGAATTTGTGATGAAGTCTGCAGGGTTAGGATCACATTCTTGTCCTTCACATTTGAATAAAGATAGTGCTGCAGCAACACCGCCTAATGCTTTTGTCATCATGCTTTGGAAATCTGGCATTGCTGTGCCAGTGAACTTACTAAGACCACTTAGTAAACCACCTATCTTACCTTGTATATCAAAATTCAATTTAGACATCAAACCTGATAAGAATTGTTCAGCAGCACATAGTGGGAAACTAAGAATATTTCCCAATAATCCCTTGAGAAAATCGCCAACAACGTTTTTCAATCCATTTAGTATATTTTCAATAGCACAGTATATGTCATCCTTTGCTTTCTTTATCTCAAGATTTTTGATAAGATTATTAGGGTCAAGAAAATCTATAGCATCATCAACCTTTGTGTTTATCTCATCAAATAATTTGAATCTTGCACCACGTATAATACCTGACATAGCATTTGATATCTCTTGAGATACCTTGTCAATCTCTTTGTCAATGTTTACAATCTTATTCAATACAGGGTCTATATACCCATCAGCAAACTTCTCAAGTTTGTTTATCTTGTCGAAAAATTTTTGAAGAGATTTTGATATCTTTCCTGTTTTTTTATTAGCATTTTCACAAATCTCTGGTTTTGGTATTTCATATGTTTTATTGTCAAAGTGGTGTTCTATAGTGTTTTTTAACTCATTATTTTGATCTCGCACCTGTTCATTACTATCGACAATAACACCAGACTGTAATATTTTCTCTTGTTTTACTATAGTAATATGATCACCATTATCAATATTGGGGTCTATTTCTAATGCTTTGAATCCTGTCGTGCCTTTTTTTAGTGCATCTTTATATGATACCAGATCATCTATATTGTAGTTTGCAAAGAAAGATCCAAAAACAACAGGTTGCTGAGCTTCCTCTCCATCAAGGAAAAACCCAACAACCATCTCACCACCTTGCAATGCAAATGATGTACCAGTATTATTATTACCTGCACCGAACTGCGGTGATACTAAGAAGTGTGCCCAAGGCAAATTCTCATCTGATATACCACCTTCCTTCTCACTCTCACCAGGATGATATCCTAATATTCTTATCTTTGCTCTAAATCCATTATCAAAGTTTTGATTGTTTTCATCACGCCACACTTTATCAGGTGCTACCTGTGCTATAAACCACTGGAAGCCATCCTTACCAAAAAATTCTATATTAGAGTGACGTGTTTCAAGCATCAGTCGTCATAAACTAAACACTCTGGTTCATCAGGATGTAAATCACAGAATACTTCTAAGACATTAGGATCGTGATGATCACCTGCTTCAATTTCATCTTTATGATGCTCTGCATATTCTTCCAGATCATGCAACTCATCCTCGATATGATGACGTATTGGTTCAGAAGTCTTAGGATCTTCTAGGATTTCTTTATCCTTTTTGATGTGGTCTTCGATACTTTTCATGTTACTCGCTGATGGTAAATGAGTCTCTAACAAGAGAAAGTCCAGTGAAATCACCGTCGGCATTACCAAATTCGTGTGATAATCTAGCAATCATATATTTGCCAGATTCAGGTGAATTCAAAAACTTATTATCAGTATTTATGCTAGGAAACTGAAGGTCTAATATATCACCTGCTCTCAATGATACATTCATAGGAACAGTGATATCAATGATTTGTGAAAATAGAGCAGAGTATCTTGCACTTGCTTGTGCTTGAAATTCTGCTTGTTTTTGAGGTGTCAGAGTATCCAAACCATTAGGATTTATATTTGTAGTCCCCTTGTCTAGAGTTGATAATATTATTCTTGAAAAAGCACCTTCATAGATTGGAACGTCCTCGTTTGCTTTGACTATATGATCATTATAATTGAAATTATGGAATCTTACTTTTCTTGTCAATACATCGTAATACCAATTAGCACTACTAAACGTTCCATTTCTCAGTTTTTTTATTAGATCATGACTCTCTTTGAATTTTGGTTCACTCGCCAACATGAAATTATTTTTAACATCTAATCCTTCTTTAAATGGTGACATTTGATATGTGTGTTTAGCTTCACCTTCAAATATAGAATCAATACTTCTAAAATTATATCCATCTAGTGATTCCCAAAATAAGAATCCAGCACTTCCTTCGTTACCTTCTTCTGCTCCAGAGGATCTATAAATTGATTTTCTACAAAGATCCGCTATTGTTTTGAAAGGTCTTCTATAATTACCATAAAACTCTAATGTATTAGATGTTGTATCCATGAATTTCATTTTACCTTTTATCTTCTTATTAATAATTTCACCTACTGATGCTGTGATAGATCCAGTATATTTTTCAAAAACTCTATTAGTATGATTAGATAGTGAACCTATTGTTTCACAAACTAAAGTATAAATCTCTCTTTTTTGATCAATCAGGTGTCCTATAATATTAGTTACTATCAACTCTAGTTCAATTTGATCATCCTGACTAGGGTGTGTCATCTTCAAGTCAACTTCAGATCCACTCCTTATCGGTGCTTGATTTATAATACCAAATGGATCTGCTATTGTTATTTCTACATGAATTGATGGATCAATTACATCCTCATAATACTTTACAAATTGTATTTGACCTAGTAAGTTTACATAGTCACCTCCTCTCCCTCCACGAGGAAAGAGATGGAAATCTTTTATCTTATGACCTTTTGTCCAGATGACTTTAGTATTCATACTGTCATTAGTGCTGTCAACTCAGCATATTTAGAGGCGTTTTCATAAGAATTAGTCCCACTCTTACCTATACGATTATTACCACCCACTATTATTGGTGTTACTTGTTGTTCTTGTTGATTTGCCTGATTTATAAGAAATATATTATTCGTAGGTGCTAGAGCAATATCAGTTGAACCTTCACCTTGAACTTCTGATATATTTGGAGGATCGATATTTTCACTTTTTTTATTGATATCTAATTTTCTGAATAGATTTTTTTGATAAAACCTTTTCTTCTTTGGGTTTATAGTTTTATTCGCTTTATTATTGAGTCTTTCAATCAATTTCAACGTTTTTTCAAGTTCACCAGGTTTTGGTTTGATCACTGTGTTTTCAACTTTGTCAGAGAAGGTGACTTTTTGTTGATTCTTTAATACTTTTCTGCCTCTTATTTTAGTTCTTCCTTTTGTAATCTTGAATTTAGGAACTTCTTTCTTGATAAATGTGCCCATACTATTCAGAATTTTCTCTGCTTGTGCTTCAAGACCCTTTTTAGACACTTTAGGTATCTCCTTACCAGGTGTTAGAAATTTAGTTTTTGATAGTAGTCTGAATAATCTTGTGCTCTTTACCAATGAAGTCAACTTGAGTGATAATGATGGAGTGGTTATTATGTCTGAAAAATCTGTTGGCACAAGGAGAAATATAGTACCTGCAATAGCAGCGTATTTGGCAAGTTCTTCACCAATCAATCTTGCTCTACTTTTTTGAGTTACTTCTCCACCAAAAACATCTCTTGGGAAAATTTTTCTAATTATCGGAGGTCTATCATCATCATCTTTTCTTGGAATCATATCATCAAAAGAAGTTCTCTCATCAAGTTTATCTAATACTCTATCCAAATCATCTAAAGCATCTGAAAATAGTGTTTTTTGAGTAGCGAGTAAAGTCCTTTGTATTTCAAATTGTCTTCTTCTATCTGCACCAGAGAACATGTCTACTATTCTACCACCTGCTAGTCCTCCAATAAT